CACCGACACGGTCTTCGTGCATTCGCGGATGCCGCCCGGAGAGCCGCAGAACTCTATCAACAGCGGGTTCATCGCGGGGTCGGCGGCTTCGGCCACCGGGACTGTGATCGTCCACGAAAACGCGCACAGGCTGCACCATATCGCGGTCGGAGATAAGGCGTTTGACAGCCTGCCGAGGCCTTCGAAGAGGATGCCGACCACGCTGTCCTTCCGAGATCACGCAACCGCTGGCCAAGTCAGCAGATACGCCCAGACTTGCGAAGTTGAGTTCGTCGCCGAAACGTACTCTGGGCATATCTCGGGTCGCAGATACAGCGACGAGGTGTATGCTCTATATGACCGCTACGGTGGCCCCCGGCTACCCGGCGTCAAGAAGACGAAGGGCGGCAAGATCAAGGTCAAAGCATAGGAGAACTAGAGATGGTCATGTTCGCAGAGAGCGATTACAACGCCGAAGAACACGCGAGGCTCCTTGAGGCTCTGTGGGGCAAGCAGCCGGAAGGCGAGGTCAACCTCATCGAAGGAGACGAAGATGAGGTCACGCTGAAGGGGCTGCCAGCCGAGGAGCCGAAGGAGTGAAGTACGACCACATCAACTTCCGCCCGCCATCCGGGGTCAAGGCCGAAGCGAACCGGGGTCTGGCATGGCGGCGTGAGTTTGGTCGCGGTGGAACCGCAATCGGAGTCGCACGAGCAAGGGACTTGGGCAACGGAACTAAGATCAGCCCCGAGACTGCCCGCCGCATGAAGGCTTTCTTTGACCGGCACCAATCTGATAGAAATGCGGAGGGATGGTCGCCCGGCGAAAAGGGCTTTCCATCCAACGGTCGCATCGCTCACGCTCTCTGGGGCGGCGATGCCGGATACGCATGGTCACGCAAACTGGTGAGACAAATGGAAGCCGCCGACAATGCACGCTCAATCCGCGAGTTCCTTGAAGCCCGAGGGTTCTGCGGAACCGGGAAGGGCGGTGGAGTCGACAACTCCTGCTCCTCCAAGGACGGCGGCGGAGGCGGCGGCGGCGGCTCTGGCGGCGGTGGCAAAGGCAAGGAAGGGAAGAGCGGAAGCGTCGGCGACGGGTACGCCGCCAAGGGGTACGGCCCGAAGTATTCCGGCAACCCAGGTGAGGGAGACATCAGTGCTGCACTCGACGAAGCGGTCGGTGCCTTCTGGACGGCCCCGACTGTGTATCAAGACGGCAAGTTTCTGGCAGAAATCGAGGCCAAGCCCGATCAAGCACTGAAGGCGGTTCAGGGTACGCTCAAAAGGAAAGGCTGGGAAACCGAACTCGACGGGGGGACGCTGACAGCGCACAAGAAGGGGCGCGGCGTCGTCCACAGGCTTGAGATCCGCCCAGCGGGGCGGCTGTCGAAGTCCGACTCTGCCGAGAACGTCAAGGGCGTCGCAGTCCTCCGTGGCCGCGTCCTGGCACCGCTCGTAAGGGTGAAGTCATCTGGTGTCAAGTCATCGAAGCCAAAGAAGCGGAGCCACGAAATGCAAATCGAAACCCGGTCACTTTGCATCGACGACTTCAGCGAAGACGATGCGTTCCCGCTGCTTTCGGTCGAGACTCGCTGCGAAGGCGACGGCCAGCCAGAACAGAAGTGGGTCGTCGGCTACGCAGCCCGCTTCGGCGTGAACTCGCTCAAGATGGACGACTTCTACGAGCGGATCGACCCGAACGCTTTCAGCATCGTCACGGAGCGTCGCGGCCGGAAGTCGCCGCTTGAGACGCGGGCTCTGTTCAATCACGACCCGAACGTCGTGCTTGGCAGGTTCCCGAACACGCTGAAGATGAAGGTCGATGAGCATGGTCTTCGCTATGAGATTCTCATGCCGGAGTCCCGCTCCGACATCGTTGAACTCATCCAGCGAGGCGACATCCGTGGCTCGTCTTTCTCGTTCATCGTTTCGCCCGGCGGCGAAGACTGGAGCGTCGAAGAGGGGCGTTCGATTCGCACCGTGAAGAGCATCGCCTCTCTGGTCGATGTCGGCCCCGTGACCTACCCTGCCTACCCCGACGCGAGCGTATCCGTCGCGAAGCGTTCATACGAAGCATTCATGCGGAGTCAGAACAAGCCCCGCCGAGACTTCGTTTCCTTCGCTGGCAAGATCGCCGAACTGCAGACGTTCCTCAAGGCCCGCACGCGATGAAGTCTGGCGATCAATGCCAACGATGCGGGAAAGCCCAGATGGGGGCAGTGTCGAGCCGCGCCGCTGGTGAGTACCAGATTCGGTACCTGAAATGCCCGCGATGCGGCTGTTCTTGCCGCAGCGTAATCAGGGCCGAAAACGTCAGAAGGCGGGGCATCTGTTCTAACTAGAACAACCTATCTGGACGACATTCGCCGGACTCGGTTAGTATCCAAGCATCGCGGCAGGAAGAAGCCGCACACTCAAGTTCACTAGGAGGTTCCCGTGGCCGCTTCTCAAGTCAAGGTTCTGCTCGACGAACTCGCCAAGGTACTCGGCGAGATCGGCGCTCTCGAAGAGACGCCCCCCGCCGAAGGCGACGCCGCCGAAGGCGACATGCAGTCCAACGCGGCCGACGTCGCGTTCGAGACGGCCGAGAAGGTCGAGACCCTCCTGAAGCGAGCCGAGGATCTCAAGGCGAAGATTGCCTTCTACGAGAGGGCCGCCGAGAAGGAGAAGGAACTTCGCTCGGTGCTGGAGCGTTCGGCCCCGGCGAAGGCGATCGAGAAGCGTTCCGAGAGCAACGAGGAGTCCACCGTGGAAAAGCGTCACTTCGCAGTTCCGAAGGGCCATCGCCCCCTGAAGGCGTTTCGTGGTCCCGATGCCGAGGAGCGTGCGTATCGCTCGGGTATGCACCTGAAGGCGTACACCTTCGGTGACGCCGAGGCCCGACGGTGGTGCCAAGATCACGGCGTCGAGGCTCGCGCTCAGGCTGGCGGCACGAACAACCTCGGCGGCTACCTCGTCGATGACGTCCTGATGAACGAGATCATCCGGCTCGTCGAAGAGTACGGTGCGTTCCCGCAGTACGCCCGCCGGCTCCCGATGACCACGGACACGATGGTCGTGGCTCGCCGCGTCGGCGGCCTGACGGCCCGCCCGATCGGCGAGAACTCCGAGCCTGCCCAGAGCGACGTGACGTTCGACAACGTCGAACTTCAGGCGAAGATCTGGGGCATCCAGAACCGGATTCCCAACTCGCTGCTCGAGGACTCGGTGATCAACCTCGCCGACCTCGTGGCGGTCGAGACCGCTCAGTCGTTCGCCGAAGCGTTCGACAACGCGGCCTTCATCGGTGACGGCACGTCCGCTTACCACGGCACGACCGGCATCTGCACGAAGATCCTCAACTCGGCCCACTCTAAGTCGGTCGTGTCGTCTGCTTCGGGCAACCCGACGTTCGACACGCTCGACCTGACGGACTTCACGAACGTGATGTCCCGCCTCCCGCTGTACGCCAGCCGTAACGCCTCGTGGTACATCAGCCCCGCTGGCTACGGCTCGTCGATGCTCCGCCTCGCCATGTCGGCCGGCGGCGTCTCGACGCAGAACATCGAGGGCGGCTTCGGGAACACGTTCCTCGGCTACCCCGTGCGTCTGGTTCACTCGATGGAGTCGGGCCTGACCGGCACTGCCGGTAAGGTTCTCGCCCTCTTCGGCGATCTGGCTCAGGCTGCAACCTTCGGCGAGCGTCGGGCGGTTTCGCTCCGCACCTCGACCGAGCGGTTCATCGAGTTCGACCAGACGCTGACGTTCGCCACGACTCGCGTTGCGATGGTCGTTCACGACCTCGGCAGCACGACGGTCGCCGGCCCGGTGGTCGCTCTCGTGGCCTACGACGACTGAAGTTGACGAGGCTCTAGCGGGCCTCGTATGATGACGCCCACGGATGGGCGAGCGGGCAGGGACGCCCATCCCTACCGCTCGCCCATCTTCATTCGTGGAGGCACGATGCTCGTCAAAGTTGGTGACATGACTGCCGACGTCCGCGTTCACGCGGTCATGTCAACGCCTCGGTCTGGCTTCACGGATAACTTCTCCGTCTGGGCTCAGGCGTTCATCCCGCTCGGGATTCCGGTCACGAACCACACCGGGGCGTTCTGGAGCCAGGGAATCCAGAAGGCGATTGAGAAAGTGATCGACGACTGCCAGTACGTCATCACGGTTGACTACGACACCTTCTTCACCAAGCGTGACGTAGAGGCCCTCATGACGCTCAGCATGGCGTATCACTGCGACGCGATTACTGGCCTTCAGGTCAAGCGAGACAGCGGCCTGCCGATGATCACGATGCTCGGGTGCGACGACAACCCGCCCGAGTCCGGCAAGACGACGGTGAGCCGCGACTGGTTCAGCAAGCCCATTCAGCAGGTGGACGCGATGCACTTCGGATGCACCGTCATCAGCACTGCCGCACTGAAGCGGACCCCGAAGCCTTGGTTCCAGGAGTTGGCAGACTCAAGCGGCGAATGGGGAAAAGGCAAGACCGACGCGGATATGTTCTTCTGGCGTCAGTTCAGGAAGGCTGGGAACCGTGCGTATGTCACGCCGCGAGTGCTGCTCGGCCACGGGGAATACCGAATTTTGTGGCCGAACCAGCAAATGAACGGCCCGATCTACCAGAACCCTGCCGATTTCGTCAACAATGATGGCAAGAGGCCACAAGAATGTTGGATCACCCCCTCCACTACCGAAGCCTAGTCAGGCTCACGCAGCCTGCCATCGAGCCAGTCTCTGTCGCGGAGGCGAAGGCTCACCTTCGCGTTGACATCAGCGATGACGACGCCTACATCGCCTCGTTGATCTCTGCGGCCAGAATCTGGTGCGAGGACTACACTGCCCGCACGTTCATCACGACGCAGTGGCAGATGCGGCTCGACGCATTCCCGAACGTCATCGTCCTTCCGAATCCGCCGGCGTCCACGCTCGTGCAGGAAGTGACGATCACCTACGTTCCGAACGCGAGCGGAGCGTCCGTGGTGCTTCCGTCGACTGAGTACCGAGTCGACCGGCTGGCTACTCCTGCCACCATCGTGCCGCGTTACTCGCAAACGTGGCCGACCACGCTCGACGACTACAATTCCGTTTCCGTCACTTGGCGGGCAGGCTACGGCGATACCGCAGTGTCTGTCCCGACGCCCATCCGCCACGCGATCCTCATGCTCGTGGCGACTTGGTACGAGCGGCGTCAGGCCATCGACAGCGTGTCCGCCACGGAAGTCCCATACGGCGTCAAGGCTCTGCTCGACATGAACCGATGGGGGTCTTACAGGTGATCCGCCCCGGCGAACTCAACGAACGAATAACAATCCAGCAGGCCACCGAGAGCAGGAACGCACTCGGCGAAATGGTCCCGACCTGGGGATCGTTCGCGGTGCGATGGGCGAAGGTCGAGGGCGTGTCCGCACGTGAGTACCTCGCTGGCGGGCAGATGGACATCTCGATCACGCACAAGGTTCGCATGAGGTTCCTCGCGGGGCTGAATCAGAAGATGCGTATTCTGTATCGCGGCAGAACCCTTGAAATCATCAGCCTGCTGGAACACGACAACAGGACAGTCCACGAGTTGATCTGCCAAGAGGCGGTGTGAAATGGCACGAATCGCACAGGACGGCTTGTCTGCTGACTTTGAGCCGCCGCTCTCTGAGTTGCGCGAGCGACTCAAGACGTTCGGCACTTCGATTTCCGCGAAGTACCTCGGCGCGGCTCTTCGCAAGGCCAGCGAGCCAGCCTTGCGTTCTCTCAAAGCGGAGGTCGCCAAGCGTCGGCGTGTCACCGGCAACCTCGCTCGTGCCATCTCGGTCAAGGTCAAGCGTTACACGCAATCGGGCAACGCAGTCGCGTTGATTGGGTTCGCCGCTACGCCGTACAAGCAGATTCCAGACAAGGGCGGCGGAAACGGGAAGGATCAGGCTTTCCACGCTGGGCTCATCGAGTTCGGAACGAAGAACAGGAAGACGAAGGGGCCGTTCGCTTCTTCGTTCCTCTCCAAGTCCCCGGGCCGCTCAGCCTTCCAGATCAAGCAGGTGAAGAAGCCGGGCCGGGGGCGGTCCCGGGCTTTGTTCATCAGGCCAACCCTGAAGCCCGCCTATCCAAAGGCTTTTTTCAAGCGGACGGCCAACGGAGGCACCGTTGATCTCGGCAGCACTCCGGCGTATGCCCCGATTCGCAACGCGTGGAATGCCAGCAAGAGTCAGGTCGCGTCCGAACTGCGCAAGAACATGGAGGCCGCGATCGTGAACGCCGCAAAGGACTTGTACGCACCATGAGCCTGAAGTCACCAGAGCAGGTCATCTACGACCGATTGTCAGCGCATGCCGACACTGCACCGCTGATCGGCAACAGGGTCTACCCAATCGTCGCCCCCTCCTCCACTGCCATGCCGTTCGCGGTTTACCGCAGAACGGGCATCCGCCGGTCGCA